CTACACGACCACCAAAGGTAAGGTCATAAGCTCTAACGCCACCACCGGCAGCGAAGTTGGCGTGGTCAACAGACAAGTTACCGAAAGACTGTCCGTCTTCAGCAACAATGTCATCAATGCTAGTAATACCGGCACGAGCGTAGATTGCTATGCCATCCCCATCAGCGGGGGTAGCATTGAATGCAGCAGTAACAGTTACAGTTCCGCCTGAAACTGAATCTACTACACGAACATTTGTGTCCCAGGCATCAGCACTGATATCATAATGAGCTACAGTATCACCAATCTTAAAGTGCTTTCCTATAGCAGCAGGTACACTAAACGTAGTAGAGCTACCACCAGAAACCAAGTAACAAGCTCCAGCCAGGATTTCTTCATTGATTTCTTTCACATGGTCGAGTTGAGCATGTTCGTTCTCCATTGCGAGAACGTCTCCGATACCACCTTCCATCTGCGCCGTGAAGACGGACTTCACGGAAGCACCGAAGGTCGTAGAGATTATACGAGGCAAGCTCGATATAGTCTCAATGTTGGAGACATCCACGGTTGGGAGACTACCTGATTCTGAAACAGGTCGAGAGCGGTTCGCACCACGATCGGAACGTACACGCCAACCAGCCGTATTGCCCCAGACTACTCTGGGAATTGCATTAAAGAACCGTGTCTGGTTGTTCAATGCCTGCCAAACTTTACGACCATAAGTCGTATTGAAAATACCCGTCGCTGTATCTACAGTGAAGACACCCTTCTGTAGATAGTCAGGCCCGAAGACCGACTGGTACATACCACGTTGCGACTGAGCTAGATATTCTGCAAGTGATGGATTAGCCATAATTAATTATCTCCTTATTTTTAGCTTAGAAGCTCACGGGGAATTCCGTCTGTCTCGCCAGCCTGAACACGGGTTTGAATCTCCCGCAATTCTTTGTAAGATAGGTTAGCCAATTGGTCAACCGTATCTCCTTCAGACTGTTGTTTAACAATCGGAGTCGTTCCGTCAGTTCCCAAGTCATACGAAATTTGTCGAGGGGCGGTCAAGCCAGTCTCTTCACGGAAACCCATCTTCCGCAAACGTTCCTCAGATTCGTCTTGAACCTGTTTGGAGATGTTGCCCTCAACGTTTGACAACTGCAATTGGAGGTCATTCAATTGCTTAGTGAGTTCCTCTACAGACTTATATCCATGCCCAGCTTTCTTATCTTCACCCTCTGGATCTTCCTCCACGGGATGGTCACCTTCTTCTTCCTCATCAGGGTCTTTTTCTTCTTTCTGCATAGCTTGGATAGTAGCTTGAACATCTTCAATCTTACGAGTGGCATCTACCTGTTTAGCAGAATCATCTGCGTCATTACCAGTAGCTACCGATGCTCCAGAACGTACTTTAGTTCCGTCTACATCCAAACCATTATCAGACTTAATCATGTCAAACACTTCAGTAGCAATCGACTTAACCAGTTCTGACTTTGCAATATCTTCTTCTTTTCTCAGCTCATCTGCATCATCCTGTTGATCTGCTTTCGCCAAACGCTCATCCATTTTACGGAGAACGTCAGCCACAGCAGAGAGGGCCAAGTTACTACCCTCCATTTGTTTCTCAATCCGTCCCAAAATCTCATCAGCCATAATATAGATTCCTCCTTTATAATACACGCTAATATTAATAAAGGTTGGTCTAAGCCACCGCCGACCTTCATTATATAAATACCTAATTTATTATACTACAAATATAGAAAAAACCTACTAAAACTCTGTTTTAATCAGAAACTTCTAAAGGTCTTCCAGCATTAAGTTTTAATATATCATTACGAAAGTCATACAAAGGTACTTGTACGAGCTTCTTAAATTTTTCACACTGAGTACCCTCAGGCATGGAAGCTTCTATTAAGTCCAAAACTTTCCCTACCATACGTGAATGCCTAGCTAAAATAAATTCTTGGTCTTCTGTTACGTTCAACTTTTCAGTCATATTAACCTCCTTCTGTTCTAGCCTAAACTAGTAATCTCTATTGATTTTGGCAGTGCTGCTGAAAGAGAGCCACCCGCACTTAAGACGTTTTCCATAGCTTGCTGAATACTTTTTTTAATGAAGCCGTACCCCATTCGACCTCTCTGAGAGACTATACGCCACGGGCCTTTTTCATCCCCTTCCAATGCGGGAATCTTTTTTGGTCGTTGGTAATTAGAATAGGTACGAGTTACCCATTTCAATGTACCATGAAATCTCTGTCTATGTGAACGTGTCCACTTTTCTGACACAGGCTCAGGCGTACCATACTCAACATCTACTGCATAAGAGGGGCCAGTCAAACTATATCTATCTGCGCCCATCCTATAAACTTTTAAGGAACCCTTAAGATTACCTGAAACACTAGGAGTGTTCAGCTGCAAAGCCTGTTCAAAAGCAGCTACCACCAACTCAAGAGCTGGAATAGCTACCTGCCTTCTTATTTCACTAGACAAAGACCCCATATTTTATACCACCTCTTTTCGATCTACCCAAACAGAGGGCAGAGAATCTGTAAATTTATTAGAAGACCCATCATAACGATTTAGATATACTACTTCTTTGCCTATATATCCATACTTAGGATGCCAATACGTAACCAATTGTTTAGGTTTACTAATAACCGCCAACTGATTTAAAGCGTATTCATCGCCGCCCTTCATACATCCACATAGATGTGCTTCTCCTGTACCTATATCAAACTCATCTACCCTATGATAATGACCCATAAAAGCTGAATCAAAATAAGTACTACCGTTAAAGCTTTCTTCATCTATTTGATTACTAGATACTTCTTCCTCTAATCCCATTCTATATTGTAGAACAGTCCTCATATTTGTAAGACTTCTTAGCACATCTCCAGTACCAGCCTTACCCTTCAGAGAATCTCCATGCATGATTAATATATTTCTATTGCATACTGGGAACACATGGAAAAAGGTTTTCGGAATTTCAAACTCAATATTTTTTTGTTGACTACAGAACGCCGCTACCCACTGATACAGCATGTAATCCCAGTTAACATATTTATCTTTAGCAGGAGGCTTGTTAGTCATACGCCCATGATTACCCACAACACACGGTACTCGTACTTTCTCAAAGTGTGGAGCCATGAACATCAAAGCTTGAGCAATCAGATTAGCCCCCCTAACCATTTGACCCATAGTTGTATCTTGGTTCGTTTCTCGTAATTCCTGATGGATATCTCCACTAACCATATCCCCTAAGAGGGGAACGACTAACTCAGGAACCTCTGCGAATGTTCTTCGATACTCTACTAAGTCTAATATTTGTGAAGCCCACCCATACAATCTAGCATTAAAGATATCAATCGTATAAGCATTCAAACTGCCCATCTGATTATAATCTACGTTGTCACCTATATGAGTATCTGATAGTGGGGCTACTACGCTCTGTGGTTCCCTACCTTTCTTACCCTGTATTACTGGGGATTTAATTAATGATTGTTCTTTAAAAGGTTTCGTAACAGTCTTAATAATATCAATAATAGACTGATGTGTACTGATTTCATCGGATGCCTGTCCATAAAGTTTCTTGTAGTGTTCAGCCTCATGCTTATAAGTATCTACTTGCTTCTCTAATTTACTATCTCCCCCTTCGTCGTAATCCCCCTCCTTGTCGTACCAACGTTGAATAGTACTGCGATGTACCCCTATCCCTGTCTCCTCCTCCATCCATTCGGCTATTGCCGTCCATGTTTCTCCGCTTCGCCTCTTTTTTACTATCTCTAATTTTGCCTGTTCTGGAATCATAATCTCTCCTTACTGTGAGTACTATAACTTTACCGCACATGCGGCAACTCAAATCTTTATCTTCATTAAGGTACATAAGTCCTCTACATTTAGGACACGTCATTAATCTCTGCCTGTAGTTCTTCATAGGTAGTCATACACTTCTGAAAAAACCTATCTAGGAATTGCGTATCATTGTCTTCCTTTTCTACTACCCACCAATTCTGTTCTTCCTCATCATCTCCATCTTCAGTATTAGTATTTAATTTCCTAGGTATTCTATCCTTATCATCTGTCCTACGTAGGTCATCATTCTGCCCAGCCATTCCATAGCCATCGGATTTATTAAGACCGCTGTAATCTATCTGCCCAGCGGAACCCCCCAATTGCCCAGCGGGTTGTTCATCAGGGTCACCATGTCGTTTTTTACTTTCTTTATCATAGCCACGTATCTTCTTTTCCATATCATCTTGATGTGCTAGAGTATAAGAGGAATATTTTTCTTTATCGTTAACATTTTTAGCACGTTCAACATATGAAGGTGGGTCTTCTTTATAGAATTGACCTTCTGGTAATTCATTCTGAGCTACCGCATGTTGAGTATCATCATCCTTCTTCTTCC